TACGTCTGGTGGCAATTCTGGTAACACCAGTCTGCAACGTGGGTGTGGGCGAACTGTGATGGGACGATCTGTGTTGAATCTCAGTATCTTTACAGTGTCATATATCCACTGAGTCATGTTGGGTATGTTGGCCACTTGTAGACTTTGATCATGCTGTGCCGCAATTATAATATTGGGTTTGGCAATTGTTTGTGTGGCCAGGCTAATCTTTAATTTTCTTGGACGGTCAGGATCTAGGTTTGTTAAATGCCCATAGTAGCCTTGTGCATTTACATTGTTCACTGCAACTTTCCAAGTGTTGCCGCGATACAGCGCACCAATTTCCAGAATAATCACTGGTTTGTTTTGCTTACGATAGTGTTCGTAAACTGCACGATTGGCTTGCATCTTCTCAGCCCACAGCACTGACCAAATAATAGCCGCATCTGAGTCCATGCTATTTTCCTGTGTTTGGATTCCGCGAGCTTGCAAACAATCCAGCACTGCTGACATAACGGGTTGTGCATTTTTTGCACATTGGGAAGGAAAATAGGCTACGCTTTTAATCAACTTAAATATCCTGTATGAAGTACACAGTAATTACCACGTTTAACCAGTCCGGCTATAAACAATACGGCCGACGCATGATCCAAACTTTTCTAAAGAATTGGCCACAAGAAGTCACACTTGTAGTATATGCAGAGAACTGCAATGTTACCGAAACTGCTGGCAATCTCATTGTACATGACATTGCCACAGTGGATGCGTTGACAACATTCAAAACACAGTGGCAGGGTGTGGCAAAAGCCAATGGGGATGTCAGCGATGATCCGATTCGCAGCAAAAGAAAAGATGCCGGCAAGGGGTTTAAATGGGACGCTGTGCGATTTGCACACAAAGTGTATAGTATCTTTCACTGTGCTAGATCCGTCAACACTGATTGGTTGATATGGATGGACGGTGATACTGTGTGTCACAGTGCCATAACTATAGATGATTTAGATCGCATGTGCCCCGCAGATCAAGAACTGTGCTTTTTGGGTCGCAAAAACAAATACACCGAGTGCGGACTGTATGCTATGAATCTTACCAGCACTAACACAAAAAACTTCTTACTGAAGTTTCAACGTTTTTATGATGATGCCGACAATGGTATATTCACTCTTAAAGAATGGCACGACAGTTTTGTGTTTGATGCTGTGCGAGAGCAATGCGGACTTCGTGAACTAGACTGGAGTAGTCATCTGATCACCGGCGAAGGACATCCTTTGATCAACTCAGAATGGGGTGCTTATCTGGATCATCTCAAAGGCGACAGAAAAAAGCTGGGACGCAGCAAACCAGATGATCTCAAAGTACGAAGAACCGAAGCATACTGGCAATGAACTGGATATTTTTAAACAAAAACAACTGTGATGAATACATTCATATGTTTGCACATGGGTCAGGTGCGGAACCAACATGCTTAGAGACTTGGGATTACGATGACAGCGATGCCCCACTAGTGTTGCGTGGCATTATGAAACACAAAATTATCAAACGTTGCTGGCAAGACAAGAGACAGTTTTATTACATGGATTCAGGGTACTTGGGCAACAGACCCGGTCCCGGCAATCCCAATGGTTGGAAATTTTGGCACAGGATTGTGCCTAATGATTTGCAGCATGGTGCAGTGATTGATAGACCAGCAGATAGGTTGCAACGACTTAACATAAAAATTAGGCCAAGACAAAATCACTGCAAGGACATATTGATAGTGGCGCCAGACGAAAAGCCTTGCACCTTTTATGGCATTACTTTAGAGCAGTGGCTCAAAACAACAATAGATACCATAAAACAACACACTGATCGCCCTATACGAATGCGACAACGTCCTGCATCAAGATGGGATCGTAAAACACAACGACCTGAAGAATGGTTAGCTGATGTACACGCTGTGGTTACCTTTAACAGCACCGCTGCCACAGAAGCTGTTCTGGCTGGCGTGCCTGTATTTGTTACTGCACCCGCCAATGCTGCTCGTCCTGTCAGCAATTTGGATTTAAGTAAAATTGAAACACCTTGGTTTCCAGACAGTGACCAAGTACACAAGTGGGCCTGTCATTTGGCCTACGGACAATTTCACACTACAGAACTAGCAGATGGCACAGCCGCTGCAATACTCAAGGAGACACACAATGTATGAAAGCCACGGATGGTGGTTCCCAGATGCTGAAGACCACTTCCCCAAGATGCTGGCCAAAAGCGTCAGCAAAGGCGGACCAACAGAATACCAATATCAAGTTAGAAATCGTAGTTTAGGTTATGTAAAACAAAAACGTGTTGCACTAGACATTGGTGCCAATGTGGGCTTATGGAGCCGAGACTTGGTTAAAAATTTCACACAGGTCATTGCTTTTGAACCTGTTGCTATGTTTAGAGAATGTTTGGAACGCAATGTATTTGCTAAGAATTTAACTGTTAAACCAATTGCATTGGGCGACCAAGAAGGCATGATCCAAATGATCATAACTGAAGGTAACACTGGACACACTCACGTGGATCCCAACAGCACCGGGGGCGACACAAAAATTACACGTTTGGATAGTTTGGAGTTACCTGTTGTAGACTATATCAAAATTGACTGCGAAGGATTTGAGTATCGCGTGTTGCAGGGTGCAGAACAAACCATTCGACGTTGCCGTCCTGTTGTAGTGATAGAACAAAAGCCGCATGATGCTTACAGCAAAGACTATGGTCAGTTTGCAGCCATTGCATTACTGCAAGAATGGGGCATGATTCGTTTGGATCAAGTCAAGGACGATTGGATCATGGGATGGAAGTAAGTCCGTATTACTTCGAATCTGTACGTCTTGGCACAGCGTTTCAAGAGGAAAATAAAAGCTGGGCCGGTTTTGACGTTGTAAAGTATCAAAATAAGATTAAGGATCTAGTAGATCGCTATAATGCTAAGACTATTTTAGACTACGGTTGTGGCAAGGGGCAACAATATACCGATCCATTGCCGTATGCTGGCGAAGATAATTGGCAAACTTTTGATGCTTTCTTAGGAGTAACTGTATACCGTTACGATCCTTGTGTCAAAGGTTTAGACACGCTGCCGCCTGAAGGTACAAAATTTGACGGTGTTATTTGTACACAAGTTTTAAATAGTATACCAGATGATGACTTGCCATGGGTTGCAAAAAAGTTAGAATCCTATGCTGATAAATTTTGTTTCATTGGCTTAAACTTTCAGCGTCCGGCCAAAGGTAAGAAAACAATGTATGATCCTGCATACTTCCGTGAGCCACGCACAAGAGATTTCTTTCGCAAATATTTCACAGACTGGCAAGGCAGCGATTTGTTTTGGTGGTGGAAAGATCGATCGCACTATCCAGCATGGTTAGATGATCAGCTCAACGGTACATGGAAAGATATCCCAGATACGTTCGAAGGTAAGTATCAATTCATTGAGGCAATTTACAGATGAAATCATTTATTATTACCATGATAGGACATGAACTGTCCGAACAGCTATCGTCAGAATGTAGAGAACAAGCCTCTAAGTTTGGTGTTAACGTAGAGGTGTTTGATGCTATATGGGGCAAAGATTACGAAGCACATTTAGAAAAACTTAATATCAGATTAGGTAAACAAAAATTAACTAAGATGACATTGGGGCATTATGGCAATTTTTTAAGTCACTTTTATCTATGGTTAAACTGCGTGAAGGATCAAGAACCATACCTTGTACTTGAGCATGATGGATGGTTAATGCGAGAAATCCCTGAAGATATATTTTCACAATTTGATGATGTATGCAAACTAGATTGCTTTAGTCCTTATATGAAAAAGGATGGTGGATATGATGCTATAGTAGATCGAGATCTAACATCACCAGTGGCAGTACACACAATTCTTGATATCCCAGCATTAACTGGATATGACGATGCATTAAGATTTAAAAAACATGCTGGATGCTATAGTTCGGGTGTGTATGCTTATATCATCAAACCACAAGGGGCAAAAAAATTAATTGACTGGATATACGAAAACGGATTTTTGGCCACTGACAATCAGGTTAACACAAATGTAATGGATGTAAAAGCATGTATACCACCAATTGCTAGATTGCACCCAGTTATGAAATCTCGTGAGATTATTGGACAAATGTCAACGTCAAGACAGTCACCTAATCCACACACAGGAACAGGAATGGAAAATGCAAAACAAGAATAAACATATTGCTCTAACACAAAAATTTAGCACCTGGGGTGATAAACTGTTGCAACACACTGATGTGTTGTACAGTATTCAACATGATAAAAAATTTAAACCTATTACAATTCAATTGTCACCATGCGAGGTTTGCTCCAGTGGTTGTCCGTTTTGTAGCGTGGCCGAGCGCCCACTGAAGTCTTACTTGCCGTTTGAAAAAATCAAACAAGTGTTGCGTGATTTCAAAGCACTGGGTGCCAAGAGTGTAGAAATTACCGGCGGTGGCGAACCACTGATTTATCGTGACAAAGACACCAAGGACGACATCAACAGCATTGTTGAGTATGCTCATGAGTTGGGTTACGACATTGGTATCATTACAAACACACTCAAGCTGTCAAGAATCAAACCAGAAAACTATGACAAAATCAATTGGATCAGAGTCAGCTTGATCAAATTAGACGAAGGCTACGATCCTGAGGATTTTGATTTTGCAGGGTTCCCCCCAGAGAAGATGGGCTTGTCATATATCATATACGAAGGTGATACTGGCACAGGCAACAGACTCGGCAAGCCTTACAAGCCCACTGATGTTGAAACTATTCGCCGCATTGCCCGTGTACTGGAATTACACCCAGAACTCAAATTTGTTAGGATTGCAGGCAACTGTTTGATCAAAGGCAACAATGCACAAATCAGATCACAGTTCAAACAAGTGATTGACGAGATTGATACATTGAACAAGATCTTCATCAAAGACATTGGTGAAGATGACTCACCATTTGAAGATGGCTGCTATGTGGGCATGATAAGACCTTATGTTGCACCTGATCCACATGGCACTGGAAAATATCAAGTGTACATTTGCACCAGCCATGTGTTGAACAAACAAAACTATGATTTGGATTATTCCTTGTGCGATGTAGATAACATTATTCCCACTTGGGAAAAGCTCAGTGAAAACTATGCCAAGCAAGGCTATCCATACGAAGTAAAGAACAACTGCGGCCAGAACTGGACTGAAAGTTGCAAGTACTGCTACTATAAATTCAACAACAAGATTTTGCACACAGTGGCTCAGGAAATGCCAGATCGGAACTTCCCATGACACAAGTGTTTGACGAAGCATACTATCGTAGCAACAACTATGTTGATTATCTTTCCAAACGTGAGCGTTATGTAAAAACTGCTGAAGAGATACAACAGGTATTTCACAAATTCAGTGTGATTGATCAAGATTCGACTATCTTGGACTATGGTTGTAGTTTAGGATTCTTGATCAAAGGATTTGAAAAGGCCGGATTCAAACATGTGTCTGGCTACGACATTTCTGAATGGGCAGTAGAGCAAGCACGAAACAATGGTTGCAACATTCTAGATCAAGCTCAAGGCACATTTGATTTGGGTATTTTCTTAGATGTGCTTGAGCACATGACTGATCAACAAATATTTGAATTGTTTGATCGTTTGCGTCTTAATAAAATACTTGTTAGGATACCATGCGCGATTGTTGACCAACCCAATCAGTTCCACTTAGAAGTTTCGCGTCGCGATCCTACTCATATAAACTGCAAGACTGATCAAGACTGGATAAAATTATTTGAACAGTTGGGGTATCGCAATTTCTTTCGCCTCAACATGTCTACTATATACGATTCGCCAGGGTGTTTTTGTTGCTTGTTTGTTTAAAATTAGTTGTTATCTAAGATACGGCAGAAACTTTTGATAAATGCGACCAGTGCGACCGTCCTCGTCGCTCCAATGTGCTGTTGCTAGATCATGCATCCACTGATCTCTTTCAAAAACCTGGGGAGATTCTATTTGTGCAATATCATGATGTGCCACTGACCAAGTCACTGCACTGACATCATCTACAAATACCGGAACACCTTCTAGCACTGCCGCAACACTGGCACTGCTATTAAAAAACACAGCTGAATGTGCGCCTTGTAAATTCTGCAACAATGTAGAGTCTAGTGGATTTATAACACGAACATTTTGTTTAAGATAGTTCTTGCTTTGAAACACAGCAAAGTCAAGCATATCAAACTTACCCGGATGTGGGCGTACCACAATCTCTCTATTGGTATACTTTCTAATTTCTTGTATCTTGTTGGCTAGCCATGCAGTTGGACTCAAAGTCTTCATACTGAACCCACCATCGCGTTGCATACCTATCAAGATGTAACCATTGTTAATTCTTGTAGGCTTCATTTGTATCTGCAAGCTGTGTTGAATTTCTTGCCATTTAGTCGCATCACTATTACGATTAGCATATTCAGCACGATCGTAAAATGGGCCTCCAACACTGTAACGCAAATATGTGCCTGTGTCATCTAAGTATTTGAAACAACTAGCATCAATGCACATTGTTTTAAATCCATGTCGTTGTTGTTCTGCAATTACTTCTTTTCGCAGAGCAATATTTCTGCCACCAGTGTTGGTAGTTGCCCAGCCTAACATTACTGCCAACCTTGATGGTTGATATTTATAATCCCAGTCCACTACTACACTATGCCCAACGGCTCGAACGCCTTGAGCAAAGTTTTCAAGACAGGCTACCTTACGTGCATGTTTGTGTGCATTTGCAACACTGGATGCATAAACAACTACATCAACCACCGGTGAGAATCCGCCATGCTGTGCCGTCCCTCATTTCAACTTCTGTGAACTGGCAGTATGCCAAGTGTCTTGCCCAGGCATCAACTTCATCCAAACTAGGAACTCTTGGATTTTCAATTTCAGATATACTTTGACTACACAACGGTGCTGCCGCATTTGGTCCCAACGTAATTGCAGGCTTGCCATGTAACAACGCTTCCCCGGCAGCGATACTAGAGAACGTAACCAAACAATGCACATCGCGATCCAAGGCCATTTCCATGGTATCTTCATTGACACGAGTGGACCTACCTTGTTTGGTGCGTATCACTATGGGACGATCAGTGTACTTTTTAATTTCTTCTTGTACGTTTGCTAGCCAATCTTCTAAAATAATATCATAATTGTTTAGCAACTTTTGGCTGGGAGGTGCAATAAGGATATTAGTACCGCGACGCATTTTCTTTGGCCTAACACCAGTAACCTCTAATCGATCTGCTGGGCGGTCAACAATAGCACCAAACCACTGCACATCGTTTTTGGTGATGCGATGGAATGTTTTCTTCTTGCCATTGCCAAAGTATCCTGTATCAATATAGTAAAAATCTCTGCCAGCGTCCCTGCAGGCTTGCATTTGTTTGCGTTTAGTAATACCACGCAAAACTATTGGACTTGCTGTGGATTCTTCTTTGCTCCAAGTGCTGATTTGTCCACCGGCTCCTTGTACAAAACTTTGTAGGATGGGATCGTACATGTGACCTTTTCTTTCGTAACGATATTCGCTGTCTATCGACACTATGTTGTTGACAGGCAACGCAGAGATTTGTTCTTGTAATGTTTGTAATGTAATTCCGTAGACTGATCCTATGGGGTCTACACGATACTTTAGTATGTTATCAAAAATATTTCGTATTTCAGGAGTTACTTGATCCAGCACATGCGGCGGCGGTGGTGCTGGGGGTGGTGGCGGAATATAAGACGATTCGTCTTCGAGTTCCCAATCATTCATTCTATTAACCTTTGTTGACAATACTCAGTGAGTATACGTTCTCTATGCCACTCATCGCCCATGGGTGTGTCGGCAAACTCATGGAAGCAAGGTGTACCCAGGGTGTAATGCAACAACTTAGCATCTGGATTTGGCCCGTATTCATCAGGCAACCAGTTCCACTCTCTGGGCAACTCACCTATGCGTTCATCGTCTATCCAGGTAAAGCGATGGAGCTCAGCACCGGTAGATCGCTGGATAAAATCAGGAGTGAGCTTGCGATTAGGATAACTGCTGCAATTCCATAAAATAACACTACTCCAATTTTTTCTCGGATAATCTTCATTTTTTGCACCTAAGTATTTTTCGGTCATCTTTGTCTTGTAATCGTGTTTGACTACTTGTACATCTTTGTCAAATTTTCGTAGTTCCCAAAGTTCAGCGATGTCTCCACGCACAATCATATCACCATCAATGAAGATAGCATGACCCCCATAGTTCATCAAATGCGGCACAAGGAAACGTGTGTAGATAAAATGATTACTACCATCAGTGTGAGTTTCGTTGTAGTCTTTGAACAAGTTCAAGGCCACAGGCACAATACTCACAGGCCTACTAGCGTGTCTAATAATGCTGTTAACACAGGTGTGATAAGCTATGGCCTCACGCGGATCATAGCCAATGAAGATTGGTATAATATCTTTCATCGACGTTCAATGTCCTCTTCAACGCAATTTTCACCGTATTGAATTTCAATCAGCTTTAGCGGCCGATCAGTTTCATTACAAAGCATGTGCCATTGATTGCGTTTAATAAAAATGCTGTCGTGCTGACGAACCGTAGCAACTAAGTCATGATCGCTGGAGTTATCTAGTGTATACACCGCAGCTTCACCTTCGGCAACAAACCAAAACTCTGCACGTTGTTCATGCCGTTGCATGCTTAAACAAGTTTTGGGTGCCACAGTGAGTTCTTTGAGTTTGGTATTTGTGCCCACTTCGTGTAGCACACGATAGTAGCCCCAGGTGCGTGATGTCTTGGGTTTTTTCCAATCTTCAAGTATCCAACTACTGCTATTGGCTTTGTCAAAGCCGCCAACACCAAATACAAATGTCAATCTTGGGTCTTCAAGATCCATTTCAGGAATGTTTTTGTCTGTGCGATCCCCGCCATTGGCAAACGCAACAGTGTCATCATGTTTTGATGTTTCTAAAATGTGACGAATAAGGTCTTTGGCTGATCCATCTCGATCATCAAAGTCTAACACACGGTCAACACAAGCAAGTTCAGCCAACACAGCATAGCGTTCTGCATAAGGCATGAAAGGCCTGCCTTTTTTACGGGCAAGCCAATCATCGCTGTTGAGTCCCACAACTAGTTGATCTCCCAGTTTGCGGGCTGCTTGTAAGTAAGCAATGTGTCCAGAATGTAGCGGATCAAAACCACCGGTAACAATTACAATTTTCATGCTGGTATTTACTACGCAGTTTTATCACACTTGAATATCTTCCATTCCTGCAGACCTCAGACGTACAATGTGACCCATCTGCCATTGTTTTGCGTCTAGACCTTTTAAGATACCCAACCAACGATTTCGTAGATACGCAACTTCGTTGATTATGGTTTCATAGTCAATGACTTCATCCTCACCGTCAACATACTTTTCTGCATCTCGGCTGGTAAGAGCACGAGCATAGTTTTCAAGATACTTTTGAAAGTGCTTTCTACGAATCTTACGTAGCTGAATGTTAAGATAGTTTAACACAGCTTCAATTTCTTGAAGCTGGTTAAATCTGTGTTCAGTGTACCCAGGTAGTTCTTTGATAGCACGTTCAACCAAGCCGCCAATACGGCATTCTTTCTTGGCTTCCAGTAACTCTTGTTCGTAGTATGTTATAAAATCGGGTATGGCATCAAGACTGGCTGTGACGCGACTGTACCACATTTAGTTTTCCCAATCTTCATCTTCGAAGTCTTTGTAGTCTTCTTCGTCCTCAGATTCTTCTTCGTCGTAATCTTCTTTGTCATCGTTGATGTAATTTGATAACGCACGTTTGATATCACTGTCGCCCTTGAAGGCTTCTTTGATGTCTTCTGGGTCGCTGTCATTGTCAATCAAAATTGCAACTACAGTTTCTGCTGCCTCGCCGCGATCAACGGCATTGACATAACGTTTAAGTTCGCCCCAAATTTCACTAGCTACTGATTCGCTCATTCAGCGTCCTCCTCAACTGTAGTTACCTCTTCCTTCTGATTTTTGAAATCTGCCATAACTCGGTCAAGACAACCTTCGTCGTTCTTTTCCCATGCTTTGCGGAACTTCTTGATAATCTCACCATCAGAAAGTGTAAACACTAGGCTGTTGCCTTCACGCTTGAGCAAGCCTTTTTTCTCAATCAAGTCAACAAGACCTGAATGCGGGCTCATACCTGTTGTGTAAGGAATCTTCACCTGCACACCTTCAAAGGGTTTGGCATAGCGTGTTTTCATAACCTTACAGCCTGCACGAATACCGTTTACTTCGGATACTTTGTTGCCGTCCTCGTCTTCTTTGAGTTTCATCTTCTTCATAGCAACTACGATACTTGACGCATAGATAAAGCCCTGCCCGCCGCTAATCTTATCGTCTGGATCAAACATGTCCTGACTTGCGTATGTGTGGTTAGTACACACGAGGCCGACGTTATAGCTACCAAACATGTTTACACAGTTCCGTACTAGGGCAGTGAGAGCTTTGGGTTTTCGTCCCAAGTCGCCTTTAAGATCACCGCTATCAAACTGGTTGATGTCCGTAGGTGTCAGTAACATTCCCAAAGAGTCGATAACAAAAAGAACCTTTGGCCGTTCTCCGTCGGGCAGAGCTTTATAGTCGCTCATGAATGTTGAAATAGTCTTTGCTACGTCATCAATCATGGCCATGCTCAACTTAAGAAGTTTGCTGTCACTGGTGTCTACACCAAGTGCTTTGAGCCAATCTTCATCAAGAGCATTTTCTGAGTCAATCAACACCACAAAGATGCCTTGCTCTTGTGCGTGTTTGATAATGTTGCCAGAGCAGATGTATGATTTACCTGCGCCAGAGTCGCCAGCGAACACAGTGACCTTGCCTAAAGGAATGCCACGGTTAAAGTCGCCGCTGATCAAATAATTCAAGGCATAGTTGCCTGTGGAGATCCAGTCTGTTGGATCGTTGAAGCCAATTGAAAGGCCGTCAATGCTTTTTGTAATTTCTTTACGAAATTTGCTTACGTCAAAGGGTTTTCCCATATATCACCTGTAGAGATAGAAACGCAAGGGACAGAGCCCTTGCGTGATCAGTTTATTACTGCTTGTTTTGTCTTGCGCGAATCATAGCCAAAATGTCTTCGGCCTTTTGATTGCCACCGGCAGCAGGTTTGGTCACAGGTGCTGATGCTTCTGCTGGCTCATCTTCCCAGGCTGGAGTTTCTGCTTTGGGTGCTGCCTTTGCTGCTGGAGCAGGTGCTGGTGCGTCTTCATCTGTAGATGCTGTGCTACCGCCTGGTGCTTGAACACCAGCAGGACGATAGTATTGACCCCAACGCTCTGTGTCGTATGGTTGGCCGTCTACTGATGCTTCGAACATCTCTTTGATAACCTTGAGTTCAGCTTCAGTTGGCTTCTTGGGCAAGAACGTGCTCAAGTCATATAAACCATGTGCATCAACTGCGGCTTGTTCAGCTTCGGTCAATGCCGATTCCTTACGTGCCCACTTTGAAGTGCTGTAGTCAGCAAAGCCGCCTTTGCTTGTTTTGCTGATACGGAAGTCTAAACCACGCAACATGTCTGTTGGCAATTCTTCCAACTCGGGATCCATCAATGCTGATTTAATGGTACCAAACAACTGTGGTCCAATAATGAATTTGCGGATGGGATTATCCGGTGTAGTGTCGTCTGCGATTGGGTTTTCACGCACAAAACCCTGGAAGATGTAACTGCGTTTCTTCCAATACTTACGACCCATTTCTTCAAGGCTCTTGTCCTTGAACCAAGTGCGTACTTCTGCCAAGATTGGGCAGGCTTCGTTCCACATTTCAACGCAAGGTACTTGTACCATAACTTGCTTGGAATCCATTTCTCCCTTGATGCCGTTGAATGGCAAACGAATCATTGCTCGTTCCTGCCAGAAAAATGTGTTTTTGCTGTTACCGTCGGGGAGGAAGCGTAGTGTAGCCGATTGGCCTTCTTCCATGTTCCAGTGCGGATAAATTGACTTGTCGCCACCGCCTGTGTTGCTTGAACCTTTGTTTTCAGCTGCCTGTAGTCTTGCTCGAATTTCTGCTAAAGATGCCATAGTTTTTTCTCCTTAATAAGTTGCCTATGTATGTTGCCTATCTAAAAATTTAGATCTAATGTTGCCTGTGATACTGACAAATCGCAAACATACCGTAAGTATATGCTTGTTTTTGTACAGTGTCAATGTTTATTTAGCCAATCCAACAGGATGTTTGATTTTTGTATTGCCGTTTGCTTGATCAAACTTTCTTAGATTTTTAATAAATGTTCGGCTTGTCAAAAGTTCAAAGTTATATTCCAAGGTATGTTTTTGCTGTTTATAAATGCTGGCCCAGTCTGCAGACTGAAATGGTTTGAGCATGTTTATCAACGCATCAAGTCTTTGTTGTGGATCAAGGATGCTGTCAAAAGAGTAATCAAAGCAGTCAAATTTTTGAAAACCCATGTGCTTCTCTACCCAATCATACCAACCAGGTTGTGCGTATGCTACCCATAATGCTTTATTTGCTACTGGAAACAAAAATTTTTCTGTTGGGAAAGGTACATAACTCTCACCAACTGTTTCGCCAACAATTTGAACAAAACAATCTTGTATTAACGGATTAAGTGCGGCATAGTTACGCTGAACTTCTATATTACAGCCAGTCCAGTTATTAGGTTCATCAAAACCTATTTTTGTCTCAGCAAACCCGCAACTACAGTAGTTAACGTCAAACCATCCTTCATGCAACAAGCGATCAACTAGCAATTTTCTGCTTCTGTGAAAACTTCTATTAAATGAACATAAAAAATGTTTTATTTGTTTTGGTGGAGGTTGTGTAGCTAATACAGCATGCTTCAGCAAAAAATTGTTGCGTATCATTAACTCAGAATCAAATTTGATATCTAGTTTTGGATAGTTGTTTAGTACTTTATCGTCTACTAGATACTCAGTGTAGACTGTACCAGTTAGCATGTCAAATATCAGATTACGATAATTAGAATCAAACCCATTAAGATGATCGCGGACTTGAATAGAATCGACCCCAAAAGGGGTCGGATTCCAAGACTTACTGATTAGCGTCATGTATTATTTGAGCAAAGCCAGTGATTTTATTCTTGCCAAAAGAGAATCGCTTTCTTTTGACTCATAGTAAGAACCAGTAATTGCAGCATTGTAGTTGATTGGATCGTCGTTACCTTCACCCATGATAGGCGCCATTGAGCCTGCTACAGTTCCGCACTCTGCTAAACCGTGTTCAGGGCAGTATTCGCCTTCCATGGTTGCGTTGCAAGTGCTTTCGCCCACTGCTGCCATACCAATGAATTCATCCAATGGTGCTTCAACAAATGCAGCCATGTTGTTGCCTTCGCCTAATCCAAGATCATCAGCTAATCTGTGGCTGACCCAAGCAAATGGATCACCAGTTCTAGCTTTGGCCACACCATAAGGCATTGCGCCATGTTGACTGTAGTAGTCAAACAGTGCGTCATATAAGTCGTGGTCTAACTCGCCACCTGCTTTAAATTGCTCAACTTCGTGACGGAAACGATCAAGCAAGTGGTCCCAAGTGTTTCTGGTATCGTCATTGAGGACACTTTCTTTTACTGTGACGCCAGCATTTTTAAGTATGGCGTCAATGTCTGCGCCTTCTGCCACTGCTTGTTCAGGAGCAGTGCCTGGTGCTTGTTGACCAGCAGCAGGTGCTACCGGTTGTTGTTGATCAGCAGCGGCTGTGGTGTTCAACTGTACACCAAGTTCTTGTAAACGTGCCTGTACGTCAGTGTCATCCCAAACATTGGCTCTTGGGTCACGTCTGGCCAAGTCTAACAAAATGTCAAACAGTTGGTCATCACCTACAACATCGTACAATTGTTCTGTGGCATTGGTGGCATCAGGGCCAACAATGAGTTCTTTGCTCATTAACTGGTTGAGTTTTTCCTGTGCTTCAGGGGTGTCTGGCAGTGCCCAAGTTCCTTCTGCTAACTGGTTAACCCACGATTCAAAAATTTCAGCTTCTTTCATAGCATTTCCTTGTTGTTGTATGCGAGCTAGCAAAGGCAATGCTGCCTCTATCCTAGCATCCAATGTCTGTTCAATGAACATGGTCTTGATGTTGTCTACTAGTTCCTCTTGCAAGGTAGCTTCAGCAGGATGCCATGCTTCAAAATACGCTGAATATCCACGTGAATGACTCAGTCGTTTTAGGTTTTCTTTGATAGTTGTATAATATTGTTGAGCTTCGGTCACAAGCTCTTGTGTAATACCTTCAAGCACTCGTCCACGGCTGGCGCGATTGAATCTACTCAAGGTATTGATCTCTTGTACCATCTCTGCAATGTGTACTCCGCGCACATCATAAGGCTTACCGCCTTGTTTGACGTGCTCCAACATAGCGCGGCCACCACTCAAACTCTTAAATGGCAACTTGAATCTTTCGTTGTCAGCAGTTTCAATAAACAAACTTTCCACATGACGGAAACGAGCATCGTTTTCGCCCAGGGTTTGATTGTGTTTGATCATTAATCTTGCTTCTGTGGGCTGACCAGCATAGCTGACCTTGCGAGTTCCGTAGTACCCTTCAAACAATCCTTCTTGGATGGCTGCAAGACCCTGCATTGAATACTTGATTTGATTTAGATCTTTGGGACTGTATGTCCAGCGATGCATGTTGGCAAACTTGTGCAAGTGTTGGATAAAGTTAAAGAAGTTTTCTTTGTCGTCACCTTCCATGCTACGACCTAGATTATCCCCGTAAAACACTTTCATGTCATTGTCTGAATCCAAGATAATAACCATTGTTCCGTAGTTCTTACCACCAGGGGAGATGTAATCAAAATTGAATACTTTGGCTTCGTCAGCTTGTGTGGGCTTGCCCATGGTATCCAGCATTTCGGGGTGGAAATTCTGCGATACTAGTAAATCGTTAAGTTGTTGAGCAATGTTATTTTCTTGTGCCATGGTAGTATATTTAGCCCATTATTGAGATAAAGGGCAAAGGCTCGATGATGTTGTCCGAGTGATCTTTGAGGTGTGAGTCCAGGTCCGAGTGGTAAGTTTGCAGTAGCATCAGCATACGTGCCGCCAGCAGTGCTGCCATCACAAGGTCATCTGTTTCCCCGGGTTTGGCAGCATAGCTAGCACCGTTGGCCACAAAGTTTTTGAGCTCCGAGATCAAGGGTTTTGAATATATTTTCATACGCCCAGATTCTACTAAGATTTTGAACTTGTTACAAGCTGTGATCTTGGCTTTGTTTGTGGTGTTAAAGCCCTTGCGGAATCTGCGTCCTGTGGTACCGGTCACTGAGTTATCGCTCAGGAAGTAGCCTGGAATGTTCTGTTCCCCGTATTCAGCAATACTGATCAGTGCAGCTTCGCCAATGGTGTTGTTTTCTACCGAGTAATAAATCTTCTTGTCATCTTTGACGGTTTCATTTAATGTTTTGACAATTTCAGCTAGGATCCTGACTTGCGTTGGTATGTCGGTTTTGTTGTGCCGCCACTCAGCTACCTGTTCTGTAGTATCAGCTTCAAACACTTGTATGGCCGCAGGGTCTCCGCCTGTACCCAAACTGGGGTCAAGTGCAACAATATAAATTTTGTCTCTGTGTACTGGGCGATACCAACGCACTTGTCCAGTTTTGCCAATAGGTTCAGTGCCTTCAAGTTCCAGCAGTTTAATAGGACTAATCAGTGTTTCATCATTGATAACAAATTCGCAGTCCATTTCTCGACGGAAACGTTCTTCGCCTAGCTGTGCTCGTTGTTCATCGGCCCATTTGTCATCTCTGTCTGGGTGCTCACGCCAGAACGCACGGTAGGCTTTGAATCCATTAATGCCCACGCCGCCTGGTCTTGGATTTCCATAATCATCTTCTGTTTTGTTGGCACCTTTCCAGATGTACGCAAACTGGTCTTCGTCTGAGTTTGGAGTTGATGTAATAATAGCTTTACCACCAGTGCTCAGTGTAGGTGTAATAGAAGTCCAAAATTCTTTGGCAATTGTGGGTCTAACGAACGCAAACTCGTCTAGGTATAGCAGCGTAATAGACATACCACGACCAGTGTTTTCAGTTGTTGTCTGACTGACAATACGACTGCCGTTGTCAAAGTCAATGCTGCCTTTGTTGTAACTGGTAGCGCCTGCTCTAATATGATTAGGACACAGTTCATATGCATAACGAATACGTTGCATGATTTCTTGCGCACCTAAATACTTGTGCGCTGCAATAAGAATTGTAGAGTCTGGCACAAACATAGCGTACCACAACAAGTAACCTGCGGCACTAGTTGACTTACCTGTTTGTCGAGGCATCAAAGAGATACTAAAACGATTTTCATGATAGTTGTTGATCAAGCGTCGTTGATATTCAAATGGGTGATACAGCATCTTGCCACGCACCGGATGCTGGATGTAGAAGAAGTTGTCCATGAAATACATGGGACCATCAATAGGATCTGCACATCGAGCAAATTCTTCAAGTTCTTGTTCAGTGTATGTTTCTTTGCGATGCGGAGCTTTGACAAGTATTGCATCTAAACCTGGTTTAATCATTTTGGTGTCATCAAACTGTAAGAGGTTAATCTAAAAGAATCCTCTGGAACTTCTGTTAGCATTGCGTGCCACAGTAATTTACGATATCCTGTTTCATCAGGTTGGTTAATCATAATGTAGCCGGTGTTGGGTACCATAGGAAACTGATGTCGCAGCGAGTCAACATCTTTGTGCCAGTAAAACGCTGTGCCGTGAGTGTGTCTTGCGCCAATCCAAGTCAATTGCATGCTACCAGGCATTTCGCCATCGGTGTGCATACTGCAAGTAAAGCCAGGCTCGTCAAGCCAAAACGCTGTGCCTTGGTATCTGTGATACTCTCTTCCCAAATGCACTGCAATGTCTGCCCAGATGCTACTGCAATAGTCATCCCAGTCTTTGATCCAAGGTATTGCAGAATTTTCTATGCG